GACGTTCTCCAATACTATAGCTTGCCAACGCCTCCAGAGCCTGCTGCGCGGCTTGTCTTAAGTCAGTCATACTTGATGTACTCCATACCGCGCCACTCACCCACAGGATTGGGCTTGAGCATGATGACAAAGCCGTCAATCTCTCCGTCTCCGCCAACGCTTGCAATCTCGTAGCAGTAATCCCCGCACTGGATGACGACAGGAGCGTCTGGGTTAATCATCTCGTCCTTGGGTTTGCCGCTGCGTTGCCAGTCTTGCTCAACACTGCTCATTGCGTTTAGCACCATACGCATGGTTTGTGATTTGATATTCATGTTAATTCCTTTAGTTTTGCAAGCTCTAATGCTGCGTGTACGTAAAAGTTGTGCCTACCTGTCGTTATGCGGTGCATCTCGTACAGCCGACTCATGCAGGCTTCAATACCTTGGTTGAACTGGTTAACGGGTGGCTTGGCTTGCTGCTCTGGCTGTGCCAAGGCCTCTTTGATGGCGGTAATGGCTTGATTGATGAAATGGTTTGGATGGCTCATTAACTGCTGATGTGAATATTGGTCAAAGCAAGTTGCAACACTTCGCTCCAACGCCTCAGCCGCCATCTTTAATGCTTCGTCTTTAGTCATGCTTGTCCCCTTGCTCGGATGGCTCCTGCCAATCCCTGTACATCGTAGTCGGGCCATCTATCTGCTACCTTTGCACACGCCTCACGCTCGGCGGCAGCACCCGCCTCGTACCCGCAGCGGTAAGAATACGCATCTGCACTCTCACTCGTGTAGGTTTGTGTGTCATCGTCCTCGTCCCTCGCTGCTCGGCGCTTGGCCTCTGCCTCAATTCTTCGGAATTCGTCTTCTTCAGTATTCATGCCATCCCCCACAAGAATCCTGCCAGGCCAGCAATGCCGACTAGGGCAAACAGCACCAGCAAGGTGATCCCGATGCCATACATCAGGCTTGCGAGTTTGTAATCGTCATCGTCATTCATAGCGTCACTTTCCGAGTCTTGAGTCCTCTATGAGTAAAACACTGGATGCTGTTATCGTCCAACATCTTCCAAGCTGCGTTTTCACCGCACATCTTTTGGATGCGCTCCTCCACGGTGTCCACCCTAGCATCATGCTCATCTGGCCCGTCCAGCAAATAGGCCGTGGACATGACTAGGGCAATCAACCCCGCTGCCACCCAGTTCATGGCTGTTTCCCAAACTTTAAGATTTCCAGCCGTTCTCGGTTGGTGCGTAGGGTGCAATAGCGTTGGTGGATGCGCTCCAGCATCTTCACGCGCTTATGCACCAGCTTCTCTTCTTCAAGCATGGACAGCAATTGTTCCTCGCTGTACTCGTTTGCTTCAAGATGGAATTTTCTCCAAGTCTTCAATTCTCTTCTCCAGTTCGGTGATGTGAGCCACCACCTTGTTGTAGGCCCGTGACGCGCTGTTGTGCGTCCGAGTGCGGATGGCAAGTTCAGCCTGCGCTGCCCTCAGTCTTGCCTTGAGTTGTGTGAGTCTATTCACTTTAGTGCCTCCAGTGCAATGTCAGAAATGGCGCGTTTGTCATGGAGCGCCGCCCATATCTTTTCGTCTACAGTCTTGTTCGCCACCATGACGTAGCACCACACGTCGTGCCGTTGGCCGCTGCGGTGTAGGCGCCCAATGGTCTGTTCGTACAGTTCCAGCGACCAGGGCAGCGATAGAAAGACGATCTTGCTGCCGCCGTGTTGCAGGTTAAGGCCGTGGCCAGCCGACTTAGGGTGGGCCAGCAGCAGCTCGACCTTGCCAGCGTTCCAGCGTTCGATAGCGTCTGGCTCGTCCAGCGTCACAGCCTGCGGGTAGCGACGCTTGAGTTCGGCCAGCTCCTCCCGGTAGGTGTAGGCGACGATGGTGTTGGCGTGTTGGTTCTCGGTTAGCAGGTCGTCTAGGGCGTCGAACTTGGACGTGTCGAACCAGACGGTCGAGTTGCCGTACACGAACCCGGACGCCATCTGTTGCAGCTTGGCCGTGACCACGCCAGCGTTGACGGCCACAGCCTGGGCGTCGGGGAACTGGGCCACAAACTCCTTCTTCATCTGGTCGTAGGGCTGGCGATTGACCATGTCGAACTGCACCGGCACAGTGTGCAGCGGGGGCAGCTTGTCCTTGTACTCGCCCGGCTCCAGCACAAACGTGGCTGGTTTGATGCGCTCCATGACCTGCTCCAGCGCGCCTGGGCGCGGCGCCCACTGGTTGTATTCTTTGCTGACCAAGTAGAAGTACTGTTGCTGGAACGCGCCCTTGCTGCGGCCCAGCAGCGCCTGGTCCACGATCTTGCACTGGCCGAACACGTCCTCTAGGCCGTTGCTGGTGAACGAACCTGTCAAGCCCCAACGGGTACGCACCTCGGTAATGACCTTGTTGAACGCCTTGAACCTAGCGCCGCTAGGGTTCTTCAGCCGGGTCAGTTCGTCGAACACGACGGCGTCAAAGCCCCACCATCTGCTCCAATGATCGGCCAGCCATTGCAGGTTGTCGTAGTTGGTCACCACGATCTGGGCGTCTGACCCCTCAATCGCAGCCAGCCGCTGCTTGGGCGTTCCGACCGCCACCGACACTTCGCGGTACTCGGCCCACAGCCGGGCCTCGGTCGGCCAAACGCTGACGGCCACCCGCAGCGGCGCCACCACCAGGAACCGGCCCACAAGACATTTGCTGATAAGTTCGTCCATAGCCGACAAGGCGATGGCGGTCTTGCCTGCGCCGACCGGCGCCAAGATCATGGCCCGGTCGTTCTCATACAGGAAGTCAACTGCCTGTTCTTGGTAGGGTCTTAACGTAAGCATCCGTCGCAATCGCAAGGGATAATGTTGTGCTTTACATCATCGCGCAGTTCGCGCATGGAGTCGTACCCGCGCACATGCGACCTGTCGTTTGGTGAACTGGTTTCGTCAAAACGCCAGCCCCTGGGCAGGTTAAGAATGAAACTGCCCGGCTCGTCAGTGTCTACGTCGCGGTTTTTGTCAAGTTTGTATTTCACTTTAATTTCCTTTAGTTTTTACACCGTCACTTTTGATGGTGTAAATACAGTGTAACACATTTTATTACTGTTGTCAAGCTTTTTTTATAGGGGTTTACCCTAATGTTTTGTCAACCCACGCATCAACCTGCTCCTTTGTCCACAATACACAGTACCTCTGCCCCAGCCGCGCCATGTCGGCGGCGAAGACTTTCTGGAGCGCGGACAGCCGACCGCCGAGGGTCTTGACTTCCACGAACCACACCACGCCGTCTGGCAGCACCACGATGCGGTCGGCTGCGCCGCCGTGGCCGCGCCACTTGTAGGCTGTGCCGCCCAGCGCCTTGACGCGCTTGACCAGGTATGCTTCAATGTGCTTTTCCATAGCCAGACTTTAGCACAGAAAAAAAGATTTGCACAAATTTATTTTTGTGTGGTACACTGGCCGCTCATCAACTAAAGGACAGTAATGCAACACAGTAAGATCGTTGGCGGTTCGACCGCCAAGCGTGTGATGGCCTGCCCCGGCAGCGTGGCGCTTGTCGCCAAGATGCCGCCGCAGGCAGAGAACAAGTACATGGCCGAGGGCACGGCCCTGCACTCTGCCGTTGACCGGCTGGTGAACGACGGCGACGCCAGCGCCTACAGCCTGCTGGGCAAGACCTTCAACGGCGTCACCCTAGACGACGACCACTGCGAGAAGCTGAAGTCTGCGCTGGCGCTGCTCGACGAGATCGACCCACTGGAGCAGATGAACTTCAACACCGAAACCCGTGTCGGTTTCGGCGAGCTGCTGCCGGGCGTGTTCGGCAGCACCGACCTGATTGGCCGCATCGGCAACCGGGCCATCGTGCTGGACTGGAAGTTCGGCGACGGCGTGATCGTGGATGCCGAGGAGAACGCCCAGCTTATGTTCTACGCCGCTGCCGCAATGCGGACGCCGGAGTCGTCGTGGGCGTTTGAGGGTGCGACCGAGGTCGAGTGCGTCATCGTGCAGCCGCCAGTTGTGCGGCGCTGGGTGACCACACCTGAGCGTATTCGGGCGTTCGAGCGTGACCTAGTGCAGGCCGTCAAGCAGTCGGCGCTGCCTGACGCGCAACTGGTGGTGGGCGACCACTGCAGGTTCTGCACCGCCAAACCCATCTGCCCCCAGATGACCGGCGCTGCCGACCGGGCGTTAGCGACCACGCTGGACAATTTAGATGCGGGAAAAATTAGTGTCTATCTAAAAAACGCCGACCTGCTGGAGACATGGATCACCAGCCTGCGGGAGTTGGCCCTGTCGATGATGGAGAGCGGTGCTAAACTGCCAGAATATAAACTGGTTGCCAAAAGGGCAATCAGACAATGGACTGACGAGGACAAGGCTAAAGTCGCCCTGTTTGCGTTGGGCCTAGAGGAATCTGAGGTGATGGAAACATCCATCATGTCCCCGGCCAAGGTTGAGAAGGCGCTCAAAAAGCGCAAGATCGCCCTGCCGGTGGATGTGGTTGTTGCCGTCTCTTCGGGTAACACTTTGGCAAGCGCGGATGACCCGCGCCCCGAGGTGCTTTTGTTGGGCAAACAACTTGCCCGTCTTTCTAAACTAAGCTAAAGGTAAATTATGTCTAATCTTTCAGTGTTCTCCAAGGCTGGTCTGCCAGCCATTAGTACTCTCTCCAATGCTCTCAAGAGCATCAGTGCCAGCGCAGGCCCGGTCGGTGTTGTCATCCTCAAGATGGACAAGACCGGCCACTGGGTCTTCGGTGCAGACCAGACCGAGGTTGAGGACGACTCGACCTGGGCCGTCAACCCCTTCTCTTTCGTCCACGGCTTTATCGCCTGGGGCGACGGCGAGGTGCTTGGCGAGAAGATGGTTGCGGTGAGCCAGCCGCTGCCCGAGATCGACGATGCGCCGCCCGGCGCCAAGAAGGGCTGGGAGCAGCAGATCGGCATGAGCCTCAAGTGCCTGACCGGTGATGACAAGGGCATGGAAGCGAGGTTTACCACCACTTCGGTGGGCGGCAAACGCGCAGTGCAGACCATTGCCGCTGCGCTGGCCGAGCAGGTCGAAAAAGACCAAACCAAGCCTGTGGCTGTGGTGACCTTGAAGAAGGATCACTACCAGCACAAGTCCTACGGCAAGATTTACACGCCAGTGTTTGAGATTGTCGAGTGGATTAGCATGGAAGGTGAGCCAGAGGTGGCAGCACCTGCTGGTCGCCGTCGTCGCGTAGCGGCAGCGTAAGCCGTTTTCTGATGCCCATTCGCAAGAGTGGGCATTGGAAAATGATCTGGCTTGATTTCGAAACACGTTCCACCTGCGACCTTAAGTTAGCAGGCGTCTACAACTACGCGCAAGACCCTAGCACCGAGGTGCTGTGTATGTCCTACGCCGTTGATGACGGCGAGGTGCAGACGTGGACGACAGGCCCATTGCCCGACCTGACCGGCCACCGCATCATGGCGCACAACGCCGCCTTTGAGCGGCTCATCCTATGGTACGTCTTGCAGGTCAACATCCCGCTGGAGCAGTTTTACTGCACCGCCGCGCAGGCCCGTGCCAACTGTGCGCCAGGGTCGCTGGAGGACGTGGGCCGGTTCATGGGCGCCAGCATGAAGAAGGACCACCGGGGCGCTGCGCTTATCCGCAAGATGTGCGTCCCGCCTTTCCAAGAGTCGGCTGAGTTGACCGCCGAGATGATCCAGTATTGCGAACAGGATGTTCGGGCCATGAGGGCCATCAGTCAGGCTATGCGGCCCCTGTCCGAGGAGGAACTAACCGATTATCACGTCAACGAGCGCATCAACGACCGGGGCGTCCTAGTCGATGTGCCGCTCTGCCGCGCAGCGGTGGCCTACGCCGCCACAGAGGCCACTGAGATCGCCGAGATCGTCAAGGAGGTGTCCAAGGGTGAGCTGGCCTCGGTGCGGTCGCCTAAGATGCGCCAATGGGTCTGGGACAGAGTCGGCCCCGAGGCTCGCGCCCTGATGACCAAGGACGATAAGGTCAGCATCGACAAGACCGTGAGAGCCAACCTACTAAATTGTGAAGGAGTACCCCCCGATGTCCAAGAAATCATCCAGTGCGCCGACGACCTGTGGGCGTCGTCAGTCGCCAAGTTCAGCCGACTCGCCCAACTTGCCGACGTTGAGGACAGCCGCGTCCGAGGCGCCTTCGTCTTTGCCGGAGGGTCAGCTACAGGTCGTGCAAGTAGCTACGGGGCGCAGGTTCACAATTTCACACGCAAATGCGCGAAAAGTCCTGATGATGTTAGGGCTGCAATGTGCCGGGGTCACGCCATCGTCCCCAGGTTTGGCAAACGAGTTACCGATGTCCTCCGGGGGATGCTACGGCCTGCACTGATACCGGCCAAAGGCCAGCAGTTAGTGGTGGCAGACTGGTCTTCGATTGAGGCTAGGGTTAACCCTTGGCTGTCAGGGACGGGCCAGGCCAAGTTAGACATTTTCGAGTCGGGCCTTGACCCGTACATTGTCAACGCATCCGGCACGTTCAACCGCAGCTACGCCGACATCAAGGCCGAGTACGACCGCGACGGCGAGTCGGCCCAGCGCCAGATCGGCAAGGTGCAGGAGCTGGCCTGCGGGTTCGCAGGTGGCGTGGGCGCTTTCGCGTCGATGGCCAGAATCTACAGTGTGCGCCTGTCCGAGGCCGATTCCAAGCGCATGGTGGACGCTTGGCGCCGGAATAACCAGTGGGCTGTTGGCTTCTGGACGCAACTAGAGCAGCAGTACACCAGGGCCATGCGAAACAGGGGTCAGGAGTTCACCGCTGGTAGGGTTTCCTACCTGTTTGACGGCCTGCATCTCTGGTATTCTTTGCCCTCGGGCCGGGTGCTTTGCTACCCCTTCGCCCGGCTGGAGGACGACGGCATCAGCTACGCCAAAGCAGCTTGGAAACCCGCGCAGGACGCCACCGAGTGGCCCCGCGCCCGACTCTGGAAGGGCTTGGCCTGTGAGAATGTCACGCAGGCTGTCGCTAACGACCTGCTGCGCTACGCCCTACGGCAGCTTGATAGTGTAGTTCTGCACGTCCACGATGAAGTTGTCGTCGAGGGCGGCAGTGAGGATGAAGTGCGTAGGGTGATGACTACGCCGCCAGCATGGGCCACCGGCCTGCCGCTGGACTGTGGCATCAAGACGATGGAAAAATACGGCAAATAAAAACGCCGCCCGGTCAGGGGCGGCGCAAAAGGAGGCAACGTGCAATTTTTAGAGTTTATCACGGCGCTTGCGCCCGAGGGCGAAACAATGCTGTTTGTGCGCCAGAAACCACAGATGCGTGGCGGCGAGGCGCAGTACCACGCCGATGGCGCAATCAAGGCCACATGGCCTGCCTACCTGCCCTCGCACGGCGTCCGGGCTGGCGAGGCTTGGTACGGCAACACCGCCAGCTTCATCGTAGACCGCTTCCAAGACGGGCGGGTGTCGGCGTCGTCAGCCAATTGTGAGTACTGCGCCGTGATGGTGCTGGATGACATTGGTTCCAAGAGCAAGACCCCGCCGCTGCCGCCGACTTGGGTCATGGAGACTAGTGTTGGCAACTATCAGTGGGGCTACGTCTTCAGCGAACAGCCGCCTAAGGGCGAGTTCGCCGCCGCCATCAAGGCTATCGCCGCTGCTGGCTACACCGACCCCGGCGCCTGCAACCCGGTTCGCAATTTCCGACTGCCGGGGTCGGTCAACCTCAAGCCCGACAAGGGCCAATTTGCGTCTGCGTTGGTTGAGTTCCACCCAGGCCGCGAGTTCACACTGGCCGACATCTGCGCCGCCCTTGAGGTCGTGCCCGGCCCGGCCGAGTCCTCCGGCCCCCGCCCGATTCGGATGTCTGACGATGGCGCCGACGATGTGCTGCTCTGGCTCTCGGGTCAGGGGCTGCTGCTCAGTCGCCCGAACGCCGAGGGCTGGGCCGGGGTCGTCTGTCCTAATTCAAGCGAGCATACCGACGGCAACCCCGAGGGCCGTTATATGCCCCTGAACAGGGCGTTCTGCTGTATGCACGGCCATTGTGTCGATTTGGACAGCAACTCGTTTCTGGCGTGGGTCGCCGAGAACAATGGCCCCCGTCACGCCCCCGGCCTGCGTGACGACCTGATGGCCTCGCATCTTGAGTTGGCCCTTGCCAAGCTCAAGCCCAGCCCTGAGTATCCCGATGCGGCTGCACAAGTCATCGCCGAGGTCGAGCGCAAGGAGTTGGGCCGCGTTGAGAAGTCGGGTTGGTATTCCCGCTTTGCGTACCTCCAGGACGACGAGGCGTTCTTTGATATGCAGGACAGGCGCGAGTTGTCGCGCAACACCTTCAACGCCCTGTTTCGTCACATCAAGTGCATCTCCATTCACTCAACCGGCAAGTCGGCCCGGAGGGTCGAGGCCAGTGTCTGCTTTGACGAGAACCGGCGGGACTCTGGCGCCAAGGCTCTGGTCGGCATCACCTACGCCGCTGGCGAGTCGGTGCTGGTCGCCAAGGATGGCCTAGTTTACGGCAACCGCTGGCGCGACGCTCGCCCGGCGCCCGTGGCCTGTGACGTGAGCCAGTGGCTGCGTCACGCTGAGCGCATGGTTCCGGTCGAGTTCGAGCGCGAGCATCTCCTGAACGTGCTGGCGCACAAGGTGCAGTACCCCAGCCACAAGATCAACCACGCCGTGCTGCTGGGCGGCAAGCCCGGCTCCGGCAAGGACACCCTGCTGGCCCCGTTCTTCTGGGCCGTTGGTGGCCCCGCTAAGATCAATTGTTCTATCGTCAAAAACGACGACCTGACGTCGCAGTGGGGCTACGGCCTTGAGTGCGAGGTCATGGAAATCGCCGAGCTGCGCCAGGCCGAGGCCAAGGACCGCCGCGCCCTCGAGAACCACCTCAAGCCCGTCATCGCCGCCCCGCCCGAATACTTGCCCATCAACAGAAAGGGTCTGCATCCGTACATGGCCCTCAACCGAGTGCTGGTGGTCGCCTTCAGTAATGAGCGCGTGGCGATATCGTTGCCCTCGGACGACCGCCGATGGTTCGTCATCTGGGCCGAGGCCGGGCGCCTCCCGGAGGCCGAGGCCGTGGCCCTTTGGAACTGGTATCACCACCGGGGCGGCTTCGCTGGCGTGGCGGCGTGGCTGATGGCCCGTGACGTATCCGCTTTCAACCCGTCGGCGCCGCCGCCGATGACCGAGGCTAAGTCCATCATGGTCGAGGCCGGCATGAGCACCGCCGAGTCGGTGCTGGTCGAGATGATGCGCGAGCGCCGTGGCCCGTTCGCGGCTGGCGTCATCGGCTCGCCGTTTCACGTCGTGTGCGACCGGGTGCAGGGGTCAGGCGCCGCAGCGCCCGGGGTTAAGATTGTCCAGGCCGCCCTGTTCCACGCCTTGCGTGAGGCCGGTTGGCTCGACATGGGGCGCCTGACCTCCCGCGAGTTCCCGTCCAAAAAGCATATCTTCGTGGCGCCGGACGTGGCCGGGCTATCGAAGTCCGATATGCGCCGAACTGTAGCCTGAAAGGAAAACTCTATGCACACCGAAACCTGCGCCGTCCATGAGGGCGGCCCCTGCACCTGCGGTCTGGACGAGGCTATCGACGACCTCATGCTAGACGAGATGTTAGACGATGAGAAAAAGCCCCTCGCGGGGCTTGATTAGAGGTTGAGGAGTACCGCCATTAGGGCGGCGAGCAGCGCGGCCATCAGGAGCATGGGCGCCCCCAGGCGTCGGTCAGGGCCGCAAAGTCAACGCCCGGCCCGGCTGGCCGGTCGAACAAGCCCGGCCCCCGCCGGATGCGCCCCCAGGCGTCCAGCCGGTTTAGGTTGACGAGTTCGCCGCGCTTGACAGCGCCGTACACTTGGTCGCGCGTCCAGCCGTCGGCCATCAGTTCCTGCATGGTCTTGGGGTTGGTCAGGCGCATAACCGCTCCGCATACGCCAGGGCGTCGGCCTCGGCGACAAACAGCCGGGCCGGGCCGACCATCTGGCCGGAGTCGTCGTCGCGCAACAGGACGCGCCAACGGCCATCGGGCAGTTGCATGGCCTCAGACGTGATCTGAAATTCGGGGTTGTGAAACTCAGTCCTCATGGCAGACCTCCATGCTATCTTCGCCCTGTGGCACGCTCAGGCGGTCGCTAAGCGAGTCGTAGAAACCCACCAGGTTGGCATCGCCATAGGGCGCCGCGCCGCCCTTAAAGTTGTGCCGGGTGCTGTTGAGCGCGTAGTACCGGGCGACATAAGCCGCCGTGCTCAGGCTGGCGCCGTCGGCCGGGTATAGGCGGCCGCAGCCGCCCTTGGGCCTGACCGGCTTATGCTTGCCGGTCAATTTTAAAACGTCACTGAGGAAAGTGTCGCGGTCGTCGCGCACTGTGTACCGGGCGCGGCCTAGTGTGATGGTCTTCATAATGTACTTTCTGAGTTATTGGCATGAGTGCCCGTCAGGCGCCGCCCGGGCGCCTGACAGTCCATCACGCAACTAGCACGTCGAAGTAGGCCAGCGCCCCCGCGACCATCCAGGCGAGCATGAGGATAAACAGCGCCGCCGCCGCAAGCCGGGCCATCATGCTGTGCAGCACCCGCAGCATGGCGCGTCTTCGCACCGGCCCTGTTTATTCCGGTAGTACTCTCTCCCGCCGGATGTCCAGACGTGAGACACCCATGCCGGGTTATACCGGCTTGGGTGGTCGATCACGTCTTGCTGGTCGCCGGCCATGTCGCCCATGTCGCCGGGTTCGGCCAGCCAGGCCCGGCGCGTGGCCGTATCGTATTGAATTTGATCGCCGGGGCGAATACGGGCGCCGGTGATTGCGTCGCGCCCAGCATACCGGGCTTGCATTGTTTTAATCATTTGAATCCCCTAATAGTGCGTCGATTTCCGCATTCAGCGCGGTCTGTTCGTCAATGTAGCTGCGGCGAATATACGCAGTGCCAATGCCAAAATTTAGACCTAGGGCCTGCGCCCTTTTTAGTAGCTTCAATACGTCGTCAAAGTCAATTTGACGCCCAGCTGCAACGGGTTTGTCGGTTTTGGAAAATTTAATCATATTGATCCTCTATGTTAATAAATTCTGACACCAACAAAAATTGATCCGGCGCGAGCGCGGCGGCGGCGGCGTTGACCGCGGCGATCGATGCGGGATCGACCGGTCCAGCATAACCATGATCGGCCAGATAGTCGGCGTAGTCGGTGCGGTCTAATGTCTTGCCCGGTTCAAGATAATAAGATAGGCCGCTAAAATCAACAGAATCAACAACTACACAGTTAAGATAAAGCATAATTTTCCCCAAGTGTCGGCGTCAATGCGCGCCCGTATGCGGCCAGCGCGGCCGCATACAGTTGAGCATTAGGCCGCGAGCCGCAGGTTGATAACCCGGTGGCGTGAGCCGTGAGCCGGGAACCCGACAATGGCCGCGCGCTGACGCTGGCACAGCTGGCAAGTGGCGCACGATACGTCGGCGCGCTGAGTCGCCGGACAAACGATAACGGGCCGGCCGGCTGGCGTGGTGGTGTTGGCCGTGGTGGTTGACGGCAACACCACCACCACCGGCCCGGCGGCGTGGTCGGCCAGCGCGTCGGCGTCGTTTAGGTCATTGGCGCTTAGGTTAACTGTAAACCCCCATGCATTGGCATGGCGAATCCAATTGATGCTGGCCGTGTCGCGGTGGTGCGAATAAGTAAACCCGCGCCGCCCGGTATTCGCGGCCACCAGCTGGCCGAGCGCGGCGGCGTCGATAGTGCCGTCGCGCTGTGGCAGGTCGCCAGCTTGATTGTGGCGCCACAATTGGCCGGGCGGTAGCGCCGCTATTGATTTGGTAAACGTCGGCCAGTCCGTGCCGCGCTGGCCAGCGCTAACAGCGCGCCAGTGTAGGGCCAGAGGGCCACTGGCCGCGTAGCACTCAGCGCGCATAGCGCAGCCCGGCGGGCATGATGCGCTGGTGGTGGTGCTAACCGGGATCGGGCCGGTTTTCGCGTTCGCTGACTTGATTGTCAAATGTACTTGCATGATAGTGTCCTTTACTGTTTGCTGTCCGAATTAGACAGTGCGTGTAGCGTAACATAGTTCGTAACACGTCAACAATTATTTTCTAGGTGTTTACCCTTAGTACGTTGTAGTCAATGTAGGCTTGTTTGTAGTCCATGGTTTCGGGCGTGGTTGACTACGCTCGCACAGAGGGGATTATGGTGTTTGTAGTTAATGTAGTCATAGTTTTCCTCTTAATTAGGTGAGAGATATATACTGTATATATATACAGCATAAGTTAACCTGGGAGCGCGCCGATCACGTTTCCAGCGCGGATTTTGTAGGCCAAAAAAGATGACTACATTGCCTACATTGACTACGCGCGCCATGGCCGCATGGCCGCATGGCCGCATGGCCGCATGGCCGCATGGCGCGGCCAGCAACTAGAACACGATGACTACATTGCCTACATTGACTACATGCTGCGCGGCCAGCGCGGCCCGGCGGCCAGCGCGGCCCGGCGGCCGCGCGGCCCGGCGCTGAGACCAGGGGGGCAGGGCCGAGCGGTTAGGGCCACAGCTACGGAGCGTCCGCAAACAATTTTTATTTTTATGGTATAAAACGGGCATGGTGTCATTCCCGCTATCAATTAGAGAGCTAAAGGCTACAGAGTCACGGTTAGCCGCCGTCTACGAAGCCGCACGGCTAGGGTTACGCGGCGAGACACTGGCGCTTGCAGCCGGTATGCTGCCCAAAGAGTACCTGGCGCTGTGCAACTTTGACCCGGTAGTTGAGATGGCTGCTATGAAGGGCAAAGCAGACGGCGAGCGTGAATTAGCAGACATACTGCACAACGCAGCGCGCAACGGCGACGCTAAGGCGGCGCTAGAGATACTCAAGCATCAGCATGGTTGGGTAGCCAAACAAGCCATAACTGTTGAGGTTGACCAACGCATCAGCATCACGCAAGCGTTGCAAGATGCTGAACTACGGGTTATTGATGCAATCAACTATCTACAAACCTGAGGACGAGCAAGAGTTAATGGCAAGGCTTTGGTCGCCTAGCCTTAAAGATAATCCACTGGCGTTTGTAATGTATTGCTACCCTTGGGGTCAAAAGGGTACGCCGCTGGAGCATTTCTCTGGCCCAAGAAAATGGCAGCGTGATGTGTTGAATGACATTACCGCGCATATTGCAAAGAATAAAGGCGAGGTTAACTTTTCAGTACTCCAAGAAGCAGTATCTTCTGGGCGAGGTATTGGTAAATCGGCATTGGTGTCATGGCTGACGATATGGATGCTGTCTACTAGGATTGGCAGCACGACCATCATTAGTGCCAACTCAGAGAACCAACTACGCAGTATTACCTGGGCTGAGATTACCAAATGGCTGGCGATGTCTATTAACAGTCACTGGTTTGAGGTTAGTGCCACTCGGGTGACGCCTGCAAAGTGGTTGACTGAGCTGGTGGAGCGGGATTTGAAGAAGGGTACGAGGTATTGGGGCGTGGAGGGGCGGCTGTGGTCAGCGGAAAATCCTGATGCTTATGCTGGTGTGCATAATTTTGATGGTGTGCTGGTGATTTTTGATGAGGCAAGCGGTATTGACGACAGCATCTGGGCGGTGACGGGTGGATTTTTCACAGAAAACACGCCAAATCGCTTTTGGCTGGCGTTTTCCAACCCACGGCGCAATACGGGGTACTTTTATGAGACATTTCACTCAAAGCGGGACTTTTGGGTGAGTAAGGTGGTGGATGCTAGGACGGTGGAGGGGACGGACAAACAAGTTTACGAGCGAATTATTGCGGAATATGGGCCGGACAGTGCTCAGGCGCACGTTGAGGTGTATGGTGAGTTTCCACGGGCGGGGGATGACCAGTTTATACCGAGTGATGTGGTGGATGAAGCGATGAAAAGGCCGAAGTACAAGGATGCGAGTGCGCCCATCATCATTGGGGTAGACCCTGCGCGGTTTGGGGCTGATGCTACGGTCATCGCTATACGTCAAGGCCGGGATATTGTGGCTGTGAAGAAGTATCGGGGAGACGATACGATGACGGTGGTGGGGCATATCATTGAGGCGATGGAGGAGTACAAGCCTGCAATGGTGGTAATAGATGAGGGTGGGCTGGGGGCGGGGATTGTGGACAGGCTCAAGGAGCAGCGGTACAAGATAAAGGGTGTAAACTTTGGAAATAAGGCCAAAAACCCAATCATGTACGGTAATATGAGGGCGCAGATGTGGGGGGACATGAAGGACTGGCTCAAATCTGCTAGTATTCCGCAGGATAGGTTCTTAAAGACAGACCTGATCTCGCCCTTGATGAAGCCTGACTCACGGGGTACGATCTTCTTGGAGAGCAAGAAAGAGATGAAAGCACGGGGTTTAGCCAGTCCAGACGCTGCGGATGCGATATGTGTGACGTTTGCGTTCCCTGTGGCGCATCGGGAGTACAGGGAGGCAGCCCCTCGCAGGTACTCTGAGCCTATGGCGGTATCTACAGGTTGGATGGGTAGTTGAATGAAAAAAAGTGTATCTTTATCAGTTGGGCGTGGCGAGAAGCTGCCTGTGTCCAAGGGCGCTGGTTTGACTGCCAAGGGTCGTGCTGTATACAATGCAGCCACTGGCTCTAACTTGAAGGCTCCTGCGCCAAACCCAAAGACCAAGGCAGACCAGGGCAGGAAAGACTCATTTTGTGCAAGGATGGGTGCAGTAGCGGCTAACGCCAAGGATGGCGAACGAGCCAAAGCAGCCCTTAAACGATGGAAGTGCTAATCATGGCTACAAAGAAAATGAACCCGTTTGGCAAAGGCGAATCCAAAAAGATGGAATCTGCCGAAAAGAAAATGGCTCCAAGCAAACAAGCCTATGCCGCTATGGAAAAGAAAATGGAATCTGGCGTTCACAAAGGCATGGCGAGGAAGAAATAATGGCTACCAAACCAGGTCTATACGCTGCAATCAACGCCAAACAAGCCCGCATCAAGGCTGGCTCTGGCGAGAAAATGAACAAAGTTGGCAGCAAGGCAGCGCCTAGCAAGCAAGACTTTATAAATTCAGCTAAAACAGCGAAGAAGAAGTAATGCCACTCAAAAAGTCACCCACGCCTGCGGCGTTCAAGGCCAATATCAAGACCGAGGTCAAGGCTGGAAAGCCGGTGAAACAGGCCGTGGCGATAAGTTATGCGGTCAAAAACGCAGCTAAGAAAGCAAAGTAATGGCTGACTACACCGGCATTAACAAGGTTGGCAAGGTTGCCGATGTTGGTGGGGGCGGCGACGACAAAGAGTATGGCGATATGCTGTCCACCATGCGTTCGCGCATGACGATGGCAATAGATGCCTTCAGCGACTCGCGCAACAATGAACTGGACGACCTGCGGTTTATGGCGGGTAGTCCAGACAACCAGTGGCAATGGCCTGCTGATGTACTGGCGACTCGCGGGGCTGTCCAGGGGCAAACCATTAACGCCCGTCCCTGCCTGACTATTAACAAGCTGCCGCAGCACGTTCGACAAGTCACCAACGACCAGCGGTACAACAAGCCCAGCGGCAAAGTGATACCTGCGGATGACGTTGCTGACCCTGAGATGGCAGAGATATTCAACGGCATAGTGCGGCACATAGAGTATATAAGTGACGCTGACATTGCCTACGCAACTGCCTGTGAGAACCAGGTCACCTACGGCGAAGGCTACATCCGTGTACTGACCGAGTACTGCGACGAGAACAGCTTTGACCAAGAGTTGAAGATTGGTCGAATTCGCAACTCATTCTCGGTGTACATGGATCCCGCTATCCAAGACCCATGCGGTGCGGATGCACGGTGGTGCTTTGTCACGGACGATGTGCCCAAGGACGAGTACGAGCGCCTGTACCCAGACGCTGCGCCTATCAGTAGTTTGCAGTCTCTGGGCTTGGGCGACCAAGACCTACAGCAATGGCTGCGGGATGACACAGTGCGAATTGCGGAGTACTTCTATCGGGAGTACAAAGCCGAGACACTCAACCTCTACCCCAACAACATCACGGCGTTTAACAACTCGATTGATGACAAGCAACTCAAGATGCTCTACGGCAAGCCGCTGAAGACTCGGATTTCGCAGCGGGAGAAGATTTGCTGGGTTAAGACCAACGGCTACGAGGTGCTGGACAAGAAAGACTGGGCGGGTAAATACATCCCCATCGTGCGGGTGGTTGGCAATGAGTTTGAGGTCAACGGGCAGATATATGTATCCGGTTTGGTGCGAAACGCCAAGGACGCCCAGCGGATGTACAACTATTGGGTAAGCCAAGAAGCCGAGATGCTGGCCCTAGCGCCCAAGGCTCCGTTTATTGGCTACGGTGGGCAGTTTGAAGGGTACGAAACCCAGTGGAAGACTGCCAACACCACCAACTGGCCCTACCTTGAGGTTAACCCAGATGTGACTGATGGTGCTGGCGCTACCCTGCCACTGCCCCAACGCGCACAGCCCCCGATGGCCTCTACTGGCCTTTTGCAAGCCAAATCGGGGGCATCTGAAGATATTAAGGCTGCAACTGGGCAGTACAACGCCAGTCTGGGCATGGGCGGTAACGAGCGCAGCGGCAAGGCTATCCTAGCCCGTCAGCGTGAGGGTGACGTTGGTACTTACCACTATGTTGACAACCTGGCCCGTGCCATACGCTACGTCACCCGGCAACTGGTGGACATGATCCCCAAAATCTACGACACCCAACGCATTGCCAGAATCATTGGCGAGGACGGCGAGACAAACATGGCGAAAATTGACCCATCGCAAGAGATGCCGGTCAAGAAGATCGTTGACCAACAAGGCATTGAGATTGACAAAATCTACAATCCCAATGTTGGCAAGTACGATGTGGTAGTGACCACCGGCCCAAGCTACAGCACCAGACGCCAAGAGACACGGGAAGAAATGGCCCAGCTGCTGCAAGGCAACCCTGCGCTCATGCAAATCGCAGGCGACTTGTTTGTCAAAGCAATGGACTGGCCTGGGGCAGATGAGTTGGCTAAACGCTTGGCTAAGACCATTGACCCCAAACTCTTGAGCGACGATGAAGACCCAGCCTTGCAAGCCGCCAATATGCAAATGCAGGCAATGGGGCAGGAAATGCAGCAGATGCAAGATATGCTGCAAAACGTCCAGCAGTCAATGGAAGCGCAACAGTTGGAAATTAAGCGGTTTGACTCGGAGGTCAAAGCCTACGATGTAGAAACCAAACGCATGACCGCAATGGCTGCTGCCATGACGCCTGACCAGATACAAGAAATTGTCTTGGGCACTGTGCAAGGCATGATTACCAGCGGTGATCTGATGAGTTCAATGCCGATGGAGCCGCAAGACCAGATGGGCCAAATGATGACGCCACCAAACCAAGGTATGTAATATGGCTACCACATCACTATCTCCCCCGCCCAAACTGCAATTCTTTGACGCCAACGGCGCACCGTTGGCTGGTGGGCAGTTGTACACCTACGCTGCTGGTACAACCACGCCACTAGCTACCTACACCGACAGCACTGGCGTCAGTGCCAACACTAACCCCATCATTTTGGACAGCCGTGGCGAGGCGAATGTTTGGCTTGGCGGGTCTAGTTACAAACTGGCTCTGTATACCAGCGCAGGCGTGTTGATCTGGACGGTTGACAACATTCGAGTAATTGGCCTTGGCGTCACTGTGCTAGATTATGTTGGCACTGGTTCACAGACTGCGTTTTTCTCTGCTGATAACGTAGCTGCCATTTACATCAACGGCGTCTACCAAAACCGCAACACTTACGTTGTCACCAGCGGCACGGTAACTTTTACTGAAGCGCCGCCTTACACATCCATTATTGAAGTTGTTTACAACTGAGGAATCGCTATGTTAAAAGCCGTCTCGTCCATCACCAACGCCATCGGTGCGTTGAACTACAAAGGCACATGGGATGCCTCGACCAATACTCCAACTTTGGCTGATGGCACAGGTGCAAAGGGTGACTACTATGTGGTCAGCACTGCTGGAACACAGACTTTTGGTGGTGTCCAACTTTTCTTTGGTCTAGGTGATTGGATAGTCTATAACGGTGCAGTCTGGCAACGAGTTGAGGGTGGTTCTGATGGCAACTTTGCCAATGTAACCTTGACTTCAACAGATGCTGGCGCAGCAGCGGCCCCATTGCTTGATCTCTATCGAGATTCAGCCAGCCCAGCGGCATCTGACACACTTGGCGAGATTGAGTTCAATGGTGAAGATTCAGCAGGCAACAAGCAAGCCTACGGTTTAATTCACGCATCTATTCTTAGCCCAACGTCAACCGCTGAACAGGGCCAGCTTCATTTCGAGACTGCAACTGCTGGCGCATTGACTGAGAAAATGATTATTGGCACAACCAATCTTGTGATTAACGAGATCGGTGCTATTTTTAACGTGCGTATTGAAGGCGATACAGATGCAAATTTGTTCTATACAGACGCAACAAATAGCCGTGTTGGTGTTGGCACAATAAGTCCAGCACAAAAGTTAGATGTTGCAGGTTCAATAAATCTCACAGGAGATGTAATTGCTGGAAGCGGCAAATTGCTTGTTGGAACTTCTTCGAGCCCTACCCAGCAAGCGGTCATTTATCGCACTGATTCCTCAACTGCTAACGGTTCGCTGCGGTTGGATGGAAACGGAAACTATGCCGGTATTCAATTTGCCCAATCAGGAAATCTGCGTGGCTCTTTGTCAACAGACGCAGCCGGTTTGTACATGACGCACGAATCAAACATATATTTTTATACAGGAAGCTCAGGCAATGTAGGCGGCACAAATCGTATGCAAATTGATTCTAGCGGCATCGTTACTATGTCAGCCTACGGCGCTGGCGCAGCAACATTCTCAGCCGCTGGTGTCATATCTTCAGTTTCTGATGAAACTTGGAAAATTAAAGATGGGGTTCCAACCGACCCAGATGCAATGCTTAAAAAGCTGGAGCCGGGATATTGGTACTACAACGATGAGAAAAAAGAAACATTCGGTGCTGACAGGCAATTGGGCTTCTACGCACAAAACGTAAATGCCGCCATTGGCCCAGAAGCAGCACCAACCCCAGAACCAATTACTACAAAAAACAAAGACGGAAGTGAAACGACTGTTACAAAACCGTGGGGTTACTATGACCGTTCTGTCTTGGCGATAACTGTTATGTCTTTGCAAAAAGCACTTGCGACAATTGAAACCCTCACCGCCCGTATCACAGCACTGGAGGCACAATGAAAACCACTTGGGCAATTTCTCAACTTGATCGCCAAACATCTGGTAGGTTTGTATCATGTCTCTGACCAAAGTTTCCTACTCAATGATTGAGGCAGCGCCGGTTAATGTTGCCGACTATGGCGCTGTTGGCAATGGGGTTACAGACGATACGGCAGCGTTTGTAGCTGCTTTTGCTGCTTTGCAAGCGTTGGGTGGCGGTCAAATAACTGGCGGTCAAGGCAAAAACTATGCGATTGCTGCACCCATTGGCAGCACACTGATAACCCTTACGTCTTGCAACAACATCAACATTGATTTTTCAATGTGCAAGATTACGGACACCACCACATACACAGGAACACAAGCATCTATTCTTTTTAACTTTGTAACTTGCAGCAAAATTAACTTGTCTGCAAACGTGGTGTCTCAGCAGGCTATTACTTTATCGCCAACAACATTAAGTTTGCGTGGACTAAAAGTTGTGCGATTGACGCAGGGCGGTAGCCTGCTGAATGTCAACTTAAATTTGATTGGCGGTTTTGAAGGAATCAACGCTTTCAAACTTTACACCGATCCAGCATCGTATCAATTTTCCGGCATCACTGGAACGATCAAAGCGTATGGTGTTTATTACCCTTATGTTGGCACATTTTCGGGTAACAACGTTGATTTGATTCTTGAGGAAGAAAATTGCGGCAGATCGTTTTTTATCTATGGTGTGCAGCATAACAAGTTTAGGCTGTACACTAAAAACATTCAATCGACTGCGCTCATCAAAGCCTACAATGGATATGGATGCCAGAATGTTGATGTTGACTGGACAGATGTAGACAGTACATCAAATCAGTCTGCTGCACCCAGATTGTCGATTGAATGGGGCGATTCAACAGCCGCTATTCATAGTGACATCCGCATCAACGTAAACTGGAAAAACCCGTCTGCATCTCCTTGGGGTAACAGCCTTGGATTTGCAAAATTTTCAGACGGTGGTGGAACGGCTGACACAACTGGCCGAGGACACCGTTTGTATGGCCTCGCGCTGACTGGTTTTTCAGACAACACTGGAACGGCTGTTAATCACGTTAATTGGGAAGCGGGAGCGTTTTCTACGTCAGGAACTCCAGACTTGATGACGGGATATGAAATTGGGCCATACGTGGCGCTGGGAGGTAATAACGCGATGTCTTTTGCAATGTCTGCACTTGGAGTTGCTGTTTTTAGTTCTGTATCTACTGAACATAATATCTACACCGATAACGGTTCTGTAGGCCGCGTATTGTTTAACAACTGCCAAGCTGTATCGTATACATCAGGCACAAACAACACCGACCAGCACACCTATCTTTACTCCAATATTGCATCTAGTCCTTCTGGAGGTTTGCAAGCATATAACATTTCCAAACGATTTGTTGAAACGCAAATTAATACGGCGGGTTATGTAACTGGACGCACCACGCAAACGGAAAGCAATTCAAAGTCTGGAAGTTTAACTTCATCGCAAAACATTTTTAAGTTGTACCCAATTAGCGGTAACAGCATGATGTTTACATTGAAATACTATTTGACTAGCGATCAGGCCGAAACTGATCCAGCAGTCAAAAGTGAAACTTACGGCATTAAATCTCTTACAGCGTTTTTGAACGGAAGTGGTACTTGGACGTTGCAAACAGCAGTCGCTAACATGGTGGCTGAAAGAACACAGAACACTGCGTCTGTGCTTACTGTTTCATTGGTTAATGGAACGTCTGCTGGTGCTTTTATTGCAGTGTCAGCTACAAATTACAACGGGGCAAGTGCAATGGGTTCTTTTGAACTAAGTTCAACAACGGGCAATCCGTTTGTTGCGCTTGATCCTGTTTAATTATTTTTTGTTGATCTTGATTGGAGATAAAATGTTTGTACAAAAAATCACTGCTATTGACTTGATTAAAGTAATTGCAGCTTACAAAGCAGCACAAGCTGCACAAGGAATCTGACATGGCTAACGAACAATCCGCATTTTTTCCGAACGGCCCGACCGTTGTGGTTACCGCTAATTCAAGCGCCCCAACAGCCGCGCAGATTCTGCCGACTTTTACGGCAGTCACGCCGCCTACCAACCAGTACCGAGTAATCAATGCTGGAACTGTGGTGGCCTTTTTAGGTGTTGGTGCAACGGCTGCAATTGCAGTCACCAATGCGGCGGCGGTTACTGCAACCGGCAATGGAATTCCGTTAGTTCCTGGCGCTGTGGAAGTGTTTAACTTCCCGCCAACCTCATTTTTTACCGCAACAGCGGCATCGTCCACGACTCTTTACATCACTCCTGGACAAGGACTATAATGTTTGTACTGGCCCAATGACCAGGGAATCTTAGGATTCAAAAATGTCAGAGATAGAGCAAGTAGCGGAATTAGCCCCC